AATGGGTGCAAAAGACGATATCATTGAAGGAGATAAAGCAGCAGGTTCGTATGATAAGATCATGGTTACCGACTTCTGTTTATCATTATCCAGAAAGAAAGAAGATAAGGTTCACGGAACAGGTCGGGTACACGTTATGAAGAATCGTTACGGGATGGACGGTATGACCTACGGAGCAAAGATCGATACCAACAACGGTCACATCGAACTTACAGAAGACATGCCGACCTACGAAGATAGCACTTCTAACACAACCTCTACGTTTTCTCAGGTAGACAGCTTTGACAAACGAGAGTTGGCTAAAAAATTCATGCAACTTTCATCTTTTTCTTAAAAAAACAACGAATTTTTAATAAAAACTGGATACTTATCAAATACACCATGAATGATATTAAATACTACGTGTATTTACACAGACTGTCCGAAACTGGGGAAATCTTTTATGTAGGTAAGGGACACGGTAAGAGAGCTTGGGAAAAAACAGACCGAAACATATACTGGAAAACCAAGACTCGTAACAGCGACTATCAGGTTGAAATCTATAAAAACGATCTAGCAGAGGAAGAAGCATATACTCTAGAAAAAGAATTAATAGCAGAGTATAAAACTATCTTTACTGGTGGTTGTTTAGTTAACTTAACAGAGGGCGGAGAAGGAAGAGCAGGATACTCATGGGAAGGGAAGAGAAAGGGTGCTAATAATCCAATGTCGGGTAAAGTACAAACAGAAGAAACTAGGCAAAAAATAGCACTCACCAAAATAGGTAAGCCTAGACCGCAACATGTAGTGGAGGCAACACGAGTTAGGAATTTAACACGTCCAAAAGAGGAGCATGGTATGTTTGGCAAAAAACATACTGAACAGACTAAAGAGAAGATGAAAATAGCTGCAAAAAGTAAAAAATACAAAAACTCAGATGTTTTAAATCTAGAGACGGGTATTTACTACTACGGCTGGCAAGAAGTTGCTGAATCTATTAACTTGAAGATACACCAAGTTGAATATTTACGAAAAAAAGGAAAATTAACAAATTATATAGCATTATGGACATAAGTCAGAAAATTTTAAGCGATGTTACGGTCTTCATGAAATACTCTAAGTTTAGACCAGAGTTGAACCGAAGAGAGACATGGGAAGAGTTGGTTACAAGAAACAAAGAGATGCATCAAAAGAAGTACCCTGCAATGGCAGAGGAGATTGAGGCAGCTTACAAGTACGTTTACGATAAGAAGGTTTTACCTTCAATGCGGTCAATGCAATTTGCCGGCCGTCCTATTGAAGTTAATCCTGCCCGTATTTACAACTGTGCTTTCTTACCAATTGATGATTGGAGAGCATTCGGTGAAGTAATGTTCTTGTTATTAGGAGGAACCGGTGTTGGTTATTCAGTTCAGTACGATCACATCGAAAAGCTTCCTGAAATTAGAAAGCCAAATCCAAACAGAAGAAAGAGATTCTTGGTTGGTGACTCTATCGAAGGATGGGCCGATGCAGTTAAGGTTCTAATGAAATCTTACTTTTCAGGAACTTCTACTATCGAGTTTGATTTCTCAGACATTAGACCAAAAGGAGCAAGGTTGGTTACTGCCGGCGGTAAAGCACCAGGACCAGGACCTTTAAGAGAGTGTTTGGTTAAACTTCAAGGTATGCTTGATACCAAAGAGGATGGAACTAAGTTATCAACTATTGAAGTTCACGATATGGTCTGTCACATTGCAGATGCAGTACTGGCCGGCGGTATTAGAAGAGCTGCTTTGATCTGTTTGTTCTCTCCTGACGATGATGAAATGATTTCTTGTAAGTCAGGTGCTTGGTGGGAATTAAATCCTCAGCGTGGAAGAGCTAACAACTCAGCTGTCCTACTAAGATCAATTACCGAAAAAGATCAGTTCTTAGATATCTGGAAAAGAATTGAAGCATCAGGAGCAGGTGAACCAGGAATCTACTTTACTAACAATTTAGAGTGGGGAACTAACCCATGCTGTGAGATTGCTTTACGTCCTTTCCAATTCTGTAACTTATGTGAAGTGAATGTTTCTGATATTGAGGCTCAAGAGGATTTAAATAACAGAGTAAAGGCAGCAGCCTTAATCGGAACTCTACAGGCAGGTTATTCTGATTTCCATTACCTGAGAGAAGTTTGGAGAAGAACAACCGAGAAAGAAGCTTTGATTGGAGTATCAATGACCGGTATCGGTTCAGGAGCAATCCTAAAATACAGCATGGAAGAAGCTGCTGAATTAGTAAGGCAAGAGAATGAAAGGGTTGCCAAGATTCTAGGAATCAATAGTGCCGCCAGATGTACCACAGTTAAGCCTGCAGGCACAACCTCACTAACACTTGGAACGTCTAGTGGAATTCATGCATGGCATAACGATTTCTACCTGAGGAGAGTGAGAGTAGGTAAGAATGAAGCAATCTACTCCTACTTGAGCATCCACCATCCAGAATTGTTAGAAGATTGCAAATTCCGTCCTCATGATACTGCAATCATTACAGTACCTCAAAAAGCACCAGGAGGTGCTATCTTAAGAACAGAATCACCTTTTGATCTTCTAGAAAGAGTAAAACAGGTAACTAAGGAGTGGATTAAGCCCGGTCACCGTAAAGGAAATAATACTCACAACGTTTCTGCCACAATCTCTATCAAAAACGACGAATGGGATGCAGTTGGAGAGTGGATGTGGGAGAATAGAAAGTTCTATAACGGTCTTTCAGTATTACCTTACGACGGACATACTTACACCCAAGCCCCCTTCGAAGACTGCACAGAAGAGGATTATCAAAGACTGATGACCACTTTACACGAAGTTGATTTAAGTAAAGTAGTTGAGATGGAAGATATGACCGATCTAGTAGGAGAAGTAGCTTGTGCATCTGGCGCATGTGAGATTCGTTAATTGATTTCGCAACTTTTTATTTAATTTCACAAATACCGACTATTTATATTATATGAGTAGTCGGTATTTTATTTATAGGGTAGTTAACAATATTAACAACAAGGTATACATTGGCAAAAGTAAAGATTATAACCACAGGTGGTTAGAACATAAAAATAATGCAGTTCGAGGAAAGCAACACCCTCTTTATGATGCAATTAGAAAATACGGCATAAATAACTTTACGTTTGAAGTATTGTTTGAAACAACAGAAGACCTGGTTGATGATCAGGAAAAAAGTTTAATTGAGGTATTATCGAAATATCCAATAGGGTACAATTTAGCAGAAGGAGGAACCGGTGGAAACACAAAAAAACACTGGACCTCGGAACAATGGGAAGAACATAGAAAAAAATATAATCAAAAGAACTACAGGGACAAGAAACAAGCCAATTTAGAAATATTTAAACAAATCCCTGGTCTATTTGAAAAACTTGAAAGAGGAGAAGTAACGAGAAAACAAGCGATCCAAATAAGACGGGTAGCAGGAGTATTTACGGAAGCAGAATTAGAAGGAAACCAGAAACTTAAAAAATTACATAACACAGCAGAGGTAAAAGCTAAAAAAAGTGAGAATGCAAAAGGAAAGTCTAATAGCAGATGGTTAGGGTACTTACAGGTTTTTAATAAAGATAACATTCTGATCAGGGAATATGAAACAGCAAAAGAAGCAAGTAAAGCACTTGGTATTGCAGCACATACAATAAGAGAAAAAGCAAGATCGGGAGAACCTTATAAATGTGTTAAAAAGACAAAAGAGTACTTCGGTATTACTTTTAAATTTAAAACTTGTGAAATCAAGTAAGTTAAAATTAATATTATCATAATACGAGAGCCTGGGTTTATACCTGGGCTTTCTTATCTTTATAAGAGATGAAAACGTTAGTTGTATCTGACCTTCACATAGGATCAAAAGGTTGTAAAACAGAAGAAATTTTAGAGTTATTAAAAGATGAATCATACCAAAGATATATCTTAATAGGGGACATTATTGACGGCTGGTTATTTAAAAGATACAAAAAATTTACTTACGAACACGCCAAAGTTATCAGGCGGTTATTAAAATTATCTAAAGATAAAGAAATTATTTGGATATCTGGTAATCACGATGAATTCCTACGCAAATACTCCCCTTTAGAATTAGGTAATATTAAAGTTGTTGATGAATATTCAGAATATGGAATTTGGTTCTGTCACGGGGATATGTATGATGGGGTGGTAAAATTACATTGGCTTGGAATGTTAGGTTCAATTGGATACGACACAGCTATTGTAATAGACAGGTTCTTAAAAAAGTTAGGTTTCAAAAGAAGCTTATCTAAATTCTTGAAAAAGAATGTTAAAGCAGCAGTCTCGTTTATAGTCGATTTTGAAAACGAGATGGTAAGACAAGCCAAAAAACGCCAATGTAACACAGTAGTGTGTGGCCACCTCCATTGTCCGGAGGATAAAATGATTGATGGTGTTAGGTATTTAAACACAGGAGACTGGGTTGAGAACTGCTCACACATCATATACTATTCCCAGCACGGTTCCTTTAAATTATGGAAAAGCTTATAACAATAATCATTCCTTGTAAAAACGAAGAAAGATACATTAAAGATTTATTATTTGGTCTAGCAGAACAAAACATTGGAAAAGCTAAAATTTATTTAGCAGATGCAGACTCTACAGATAATACGAAATTGCTGGCAGAGACTTATGCTTTTGAGTTAGGTTTAAACTTAACAATAATCAAAGGCGGATTGCCAGCTCGAGGAAGAAATAACGGAGCTAGGTTTGCAAAGACTCCCTACCTGTTATTCTTAGACGCCGACGTTACTTTTACTCATCAGCAGGCAATCGAAGAAGCATTAGATAATATTTACAACAAACCAATTGACATGGTAGGTACTACTCCTAAATATAGAGGAGAGTTAGATCTTAGAGCATGGTTATTATTTAGACTTAATAGAATTACAGCTTGGTACCTT